ACATTCTTATTTCAGGTATATTGAAGAAATCCTCAGCTATCCTGTTACCAATTACCTCTAACGGATTACTTACTCCAGAACTTCTAAGAGCTGTACCCCAATCCACAAAACCAGCTCTCCACGTATCCCTCCACAAGCTTAACTTCCTTTCCTGTTCTTCTGGACTCACACTGCTTAGCCTTACCAAGCTGACATGATGTCCACGAATATCGTTGGGTTTTAACTTAGCATCAAGATCTCCTGACTCAGTTTTGCCGAATACAGTAACCTCGTCATTTATAACATTTTCTACAATCTTTAATAATATTTCATTGGCTTCCTGCATACCACGTTCAGTGGCATCTATTACTGCACTAAAGTTAAGACTGGCTATACCTGCCAAAACAGCAGTATGATAACCACTAGCAGCACCTACTGGTCTTTCTCCCCTAGTTACTGCAGGAACAGTATTAGCTTCTATAGCACCCTTAATTGTCTGCATGGCAATCAATATGCTCTGTGGAGCTTCTGCCACAGGATCTGACACTATCTCTATATTAGTTGGAATATAATTCCTGGCTCCTGGCTCTTGTGAGTATTCAGACATAACTTCTTCGGTTAGTCCTCTAGGTCCCCTGAATGAAAGATTAGCCCAAGCATTCCTGCCTACTATATCCAAGTATTGTGATGCTAACCTTGATTCTGCCCTCAGCATACCAAAGTTACCATGTCCTATACCCCTATATAAGTGTTCAGGTTTCCTGCCTATGGTCTTTACCCCCATTTGTGGATAATACTTAACAAAAGGTATTCTTCCATAAGTATGTTTTCTAGGCTTCATAGCCCATTTTTTATCCCCCACATAAGCTACATGAGTGGATGTCCATACTTCAAGAAATTCTACAATGCCGTTTGTCTTGCCTACCCATTGAGGGAAGTGTGCAGCTACCCAAGAAGCTTCCATATCACAAAACTTAATTACCCATCTTGGACTTGTAGATGCTACATCCCATACACATTCTTGGGGATTAATTACTTCTGAAATAATCGGGAAGGTAAACTTTCTTCGATTAATAATCTCCTGTATTTTTTCCTTGTATTCAGATTCCGTCTCCCCATTAGACTGGTCTGGAAAATCACTCCATAAATGTCCTGCAAATTCATATTTAGCCCACGCAACTCCATATAAGCCCTGATGCTTTACGATTTCCCTCTGTACTGGGGTGTTTTGCTGGATCATGTGGTGAGCACCCTGCAAAAACTTTTCTATAAGCTCTGACCTAACCTGACCTCTAGGACCAGGTGGGGGAACTGATATATCAATAAATTTAGGACTGACATGGGAAACCAATGTTTCAATAATAGAATGGAATGTTCCAAGCTTTACCTGATTTCCACCTTCAGGAACAGAGAAGTCAAAATCACCTATATAAAACTCATCAGCTTCCTGACAGTTTTTGTAAAAATTTCGGAAAGTTGATATAGCTCCTTCCTGCGATAGCTGTGCCATTATCCATTGTAAGGATAATTCTGGCTCATCTTCTGGTGATGCAGAAAGCAGACCAGCCGTTTCTTCTGCAGAGTTCTCTATCTCTGTACTGCTCATCGCCATTTAATATTCTCCTCAAGAATTAATGGTACTCCATTAACCTGCAAATCAGGAAACTCCCTTTGTGCCTCCTCTATTTGCTTTCTTCTTCTCGCCCTTTTTATTCTTTGTATAATCTTAGACGTATTGGATGAGGTACTACCCAATGGTTCAAATGTCCTGATACTAGGTATTATCTGTTTCATGTCAGAATCCACCATAGCAGGATCACAAGCCATTAAAGCTAGGCATTCTGCATCCACCCAGTCATCATGTAATGAATCTGTATGGCTAAAAGAATATCCTAAGCCAGACTGCTTAACCTCTACAGCCTCTAGCTGATTAACTAGTTTACTCCAACTAACAGGAAATTGCACAGTAAGATTTTGCAGTGCTATAGCATAGTTTAAAAATAATTGGTACTTAGACTGCTGGGTAAACTTAAATCCCACCACTGGAACATTCATAGACAGTAATTCATCATATATCACATCACCACCCATGCCTGAGCTGTCTATCCTTACCTCCTGCACCCTCCAGTTCGCACATTCTACAGCTATAGTCTCCTTCTGCAGCACCCAGTCTGTTTTCAGCATTTCTACTGCATATAAGGATTGCCTAGTTACCCTGTCCTTGATGATCAGAACAGTAGGATCAACCTGCTTACCTAAGTCCAGACCTGCTACATACTGCCTCTCGCCATTAGGTCTAGAGGTCTCCTCCCCCATAGCTGCCTCATTTATTTTACTGAAAAATCCTCCAGCACCTTCTGGCTGTTCTGCCAAGTAGTGCCTTCTCCATATATTATCAGTAGTCAAATCCCTCTCCCTCTGGATATCCTCTATCTGATCCTTGCTTAAATACTGATTGTCGAATGTCGTAGCTTTTATCGCTACTGCTGACGAATTAGGAGTCTGGTCGGCATTCCTGAACCTCCTTGAGAACCAATGCGACCTGGAAATAGGTGGGATGCCTTCTATACAAGCCCTTCCCAGCCTTCCTGGAGAATTTAGGGTAGGTCGTACCTTGTTCCATGCTGCCTCCTTAATGTCCTGTGCTTCTGCTATATGTAAAAAATCAAGTCCCACTGTCTGTAAAGACTCAGGGTTATCAGCAGATTTCAACTCCCATAATACAGTTCTCCTATGCCTTCCCTTCAGCCACTTTCCATTTGGTGCCCTGAGTTCTAATTCCACATAGAGTTCATCTTCCTTCCACCCAGATCCACGACCACCAGCCTGACCTGCCACCCTCCTCTTGACAAGATGTGGTGGTATAAATGCCTTCATCTCGTTCCATACCTGCCTCATCTGTGCCCTAGTAGGTGCAACAGTCCATACATGAATAGGGGGAACAAGGGTATTAGTCATATCAATGCCATTCATAATAAAAGGCTTCAGTGATGCTTCCTCTATAAGACTTAAGGCTTCCTGTATAACAGCCCTTCCCTTACCAGCTCTCCTACCAGCCCATATATACTTCACCCTAGCCTTTACGCTATGTAAGCGTTTCTGCCAAAGACAGGGAATATAATTTACAACAACATTATTCTTTAGAACCATCTGTTAATTCTTCTGGGGTTATATTTTGATCAAACAATAACAGACCACTATCCGCATTAATCGTTTCCACAGACTCCTTCTCTGTATGAAGATCAAGCTTCTTCCTGTATTTTCCTGTATTGCTTTCAATATACTGACGAATCTTCTCCGAATCATGCTTCATGTTCAAGTACCATCCAGCATCATCAACTATCTTCTGGTCAAGACTAGACCTGCTACCCATTTCCAGACGAACCAATGCAACTATACTCGATTCATTCGCAACTTGCTCAACTAAATGACTATGCTTCAATGGAATACCCCTACTTTTCTGGATAGGATACTCGCCTGAATCATGATAAGACTTCAAAAATTTCTTGAAATCAGGATTATGGGTAATCAGCTCCTTTAAATACTTAGGCTCCCTCTCCAAAGCCTCTGCTATAGAGTCTAAATCACCATGCGTAGGAAGTAATATATATACCTGCCTCAATATACGACTCCACTTCTCCCAATTAGGTATAGCATCCAATATCCTCATCCTCAAACCACCAGGAGTCAGCATACTCAATCGCTTAGTAGCAAAAGACTGCGTGTACTTACCATTCTTATAAGGCATATACCTAATATAACTCAACGCTGAGAGTAAGTCCATACATATAGACAGGGGGCTCCCTTGCCCTTCGGCACTAAAGATAGGTAATACCGCAACTATTTAGTAGGATAGGAGAATGGATAGATAATAGCCTAGATAAGGGTAAATAATAGATAGAATAACAGTTAATGATAGTTAGATAGGTAATAACCTTAATCTAAGATACATATCTATTTAAGTTATAGAGATACATATATTTAGATATAAATTGAGTATGAGTCACGCATGACATATAACGTGTACATTTATACTTATATAAGTATGGAGATCGATTTTAAGCGTATAAATAAATAGAAAGTAGTCCTAAGTATATAAATAGGTTTAGAAGTGTCTAGAATCGTGAATAAGGTATCTTGTAATTGATGCTGTTTAATATATTCCTATCCTATATATTAGCTAGATCCTTTTTGTAAAATGACATAAAAAAAGAGCGACTAGAAATTAATCCAGTCGCTCTAATAATTTAGTCTACAGTTTATAAACCAGAGTTAGTAGGTTTCCCCGTAGCAGTCTTAGTAGTTTTAATAGTATCCATAACGGCTTGAACTCTTAACTGATTTTCAAGTTTTTTAGGATACCTTAAGAATCCCAGTTCAGTTAATACAGTTGTTTTTTGTTTAGGAGTTAAGTCCATGTAATTCTGTTTTAATTCCAAGTTGTTAACAGTTGGAATAGTATCTTGATTAACTCCATTAACATTAAAAGTATTAGCGTTATCAATAGAAGTATTATCGTTATCTCCTACATTAAAGCTATTCGTATCAACTTCACTAATAATCTCAATTTCATTTATCTTTAAAACTCCATTTTTAATGTAATTTTTTAGTTCTTCATAACTTTGAGTCATGTTATTACTGGTAAAGTTTTTCATATTGTTTTTATTATTCCAATTAATGAAGTGTTTTTTATTGCTAAAATTCTGTTCAAATTTTATCCAATTATTGCCACTTTTATAGCTGATCTCTAATTCTATATTTTTATTTTCATTATTTTTTTCTTTATCTGTTATTACTCTATTTTTATAGTAATTTTCAGTATCATTTTTGTACTCAATAATTCCTACATTGATTAAAAAGTTAAACACGTTGTTTAACTGTTCAGCATCATTGTTTCGATGTAAAGCATATAACAAATTGAAGAAGCTTTTTTTATCTGAATAATCATATTTTAATTGATTGGAGATAATTGCTACATATTCAACTAACTTATTGTTTCCGTTTTTGAATTGTGTCAGCACTAATTTTAAACCCAAACTACCCTTGATAATTAAACTAGATAAAATACTTTTTTCTTGTATTCTATTTTTATTCACTGTACTCATAATTATTCAATTCCCCTATATAGATATTTTTATTATCTAACTGTTTTTTATTATATTTAATAACTTTTTTATTCTGAAAATCTCTGATCTTTTTTTCTGAATTTTCCAAAGTTTCAATTCTTACATTTCGACCTTGTTCTAATCTGAATAAAGAGATCTTAAATTCCTTATCAAACTTACCCATATTCTAGTCACTCCCCTAACTATATTAAGTATTATTTATTTTTTAATCTGAATAGTTGTTTTTTATACTCCTAAACTATTTCATGTTTGAA